GCAACGAACAGCTACGTTCTGCACCGTGTCGAGGGGCTTTATCAATCGGGCATGATCTTTCGCGCTCTTCACGGTCGCGAGCTCGCATATCTCGACCGCGCTGACGTCTTGGACCGCCTCTTAGAATATCGACCCGATAACCGCGAGTTCGCTAACATGGTTCCCGACTACGACCCCGCAAAGCTCATGCTCGCGCTGCGCCCGCACCGCGCGCTCGGCTCGACGGTGAAGTTCTATAGCGGGGCGCGTCGAGAGTATGCGCCCTTGGTCATCGTGAGCAAGACGTTGACCCTCAAGGAGCCGGTCATCATCACGACCGTCATCCAGGGCGAGAGGAACGGGTGGAAATAGCTATGAAGTGGTATGAAACCCCGTTGGCTGTCCAGTGGGATAACGCGATATGCGAGAATTACTTATCGCAAGTGCAAGCGCCTATCGCACGATTGACGATTTGCTTTTGGAGGTCTATCTGAAGGGTGCCGTATTCAGATTCAAACACCTCCAGGCGTTGCGCGCGCTCGCGCTGCGCGCTGCAGACGAGGACGGGCGTTTCGAGCGCTATACGCGCGAGAAGGGCAAAGGCAAGGTTGTCTACCGATCCGTTTCCGCACGCTGTGCCCTGTTAAAACTTTTTTTTCGCTACAATACCGTTAGGCTTATGGGACTCGGCAAAGGGGCCGGGTTTCCATTTTTTTTCTACCGGGAAGGAGGCAACGAATATGGACGTCAACGCAGTTACGGATCTGGTGAGCAACGTGGCATTTCCGATCGCAGCATTCGTGATGATGTACTACACCAACACGAAGACCATCGAGGAGCTTCGCAAGACCATCGAGGAGAATAGCCTGATCATGGCGAAGCTCTCCGAGAGGCTCGACAATCTCAACGACAAGGAGGTATAGCAACATGAAACCAAACCGCATCGAGCGGAAGAAGGGCGCGGCACTTGCCGCGTTTTTCTTCGCGCTCGCGATCGCATTATCGGTGCCAACCGGCGCGGAGGCATACCAGAGCGTCGACAAGTACGTATCTAGCGGCCACGGTTACCTTAATGCGAGCTATCTTGTCATCCATGAGACCGCTAACCCCGGTGCGAGCGCCTACAACCACACGTTGTTGTGGGGTCGTGATGATACCTATGCGGTACATCACGTGATGGAGCTTGACGGCTCGACCGTGTATAACACGGTGCCCGAGAATCGTTTGTGCTGGCATGTTGGCAATGGCAACTACGCCACTATCGGTATCGAGCTCGCGCACGCCACGAACGCCTCCGATTTCGCTAAACAGTGGGGCGAGGCCGTCAAGTGGACCGGGGATGAGCTGCGCGCCCACGGTTGGGACACGTCGCGCCTGCTGTCCCACTACGAGGCCGCTCGGCGCTGGGGCGGTTCCGACCATACCGACCCCAACGGTTATTTCCGCGCATACGGGAAGACGTGGCTCGAGTTCAAGCAGGCCGTTGCCGCATATCTCGGGAGCGGATATGTAGCTCCGATCGCGCCCACCGACGGAAACGGGGGCACGTATCAGCCTTCGACCTCCGCGACTCGCTCGTTATTCCCCAAGTCAACCGGGAAGAGCGTGAACATCCACTATGCGCTCCATAACCGCTGTGGCTCGTGGAACGGGGCCGTGACTAATTTCAACGATAGTAACTCCGAGGGTTTCGCGGGCGTGCCATACGGCTCGCACGATATGCTGCTCGCGTGGACCGACACCGGCACCCTTCGCTATCGCGTCCACACCAAAGAGAGCGGGTGGCTAGGTTGGGTGCAGACCGCTAACTACAACGATAGCGTGAATGGCATGGCGGGTATCTGGGGACAGACCATTGACGGCGTGCAGATGTATTACATCACGCCGGGCGGCAACTACAAGCAGGTCTACTATCGTAGCCAGGATGTCGCGCATGCCGGATACTGGGACGAGGTTTGCGATGACGGCTCGACTTACGGCGGAGACGACTATGCGGGCATGTACGGGTGCGCCCTCGACCGCCTGCAATGCTATGTATCTGACGGCACGCGTCGATAAGTGAAAATTATTAGAATAACCGTTGACACACAAAGCACCCTCTTCCTATAATGTCTATGACAGCAACGGGAAGGGGGTGCATTTCATGACAAACGCAAAGAAGGAGCGCGGCCGAATCGGACGACGAATCCAGATCTGCCATTGCATCGGAAAGACAGTCTCAAAGGGTAAGCTGATTGATTTCGAGTATGACCTCTACGGTGACTATTCTGACCCTGTGAAGGCTACGAACACGCTCCGCCAACGATTAGGTGATTCGTTCATCTCGATCACAAGCGTTGAGACCGAATCGGACTACTATTCAATCCCGACAAAACTTTTCCTCAAAGTCGCTATGAACTACGAAATCGGAAAGGAACCACACTATGATTAACGACAACACCCAGCTCGCACCTATGGACAACTGCACCGATCTCTACACCCCCGCAAACTACTCCAGCATCAATGCAACCGATATCGCGACCAAGAAGCTCGTCGTCAACGCGATGAACAACGCCGAGTCACTGTCCGACCACGAGGACGAGATCCTCAACGTCATCGGCGTGTTCACCAAGCCCGGCATCCGCCGCGCCCGCGACAAGAACGGCGTCGATATGCCCTGCACCAACACCACGCTCGTCTGCGAGGACGGTACCGCCTATTTCTCCCAGTCCGAGGGCGTCCGCAACGCCGCGGATAATTTCATGGCCGCGGGCCTGTTCGAGAACGGCGAGATCGTCCCGATGAAACTCGTATCCAGCAAGCTCCCCAACGGGAACACCCGAAAGACGCTCGTGCTCGTCTAGTCAATACTTAATCCCCAGCTCCCGTTGCTTTAATATGTCAGGCGGTGCGGTCCAGGCCGCACCGCTTTTATTTTGGAGGTTAGCCCTTATGGCACGTGCGAAAAGGACATCGGACGAGGTATACAACGCGCGACGCCGCGCCAAGCGACTGCTGGCGCGCCTGGAGCGCGAGGACGTGAGCGGCATGAGCACGCTGCAGAAGCGCGCGCGCGCCGACTATATCGCGAGCGTGCGCGAGCAGATCGCGAAGTCCTATCAGGGTACGCGGCAGGTTTACCAAGTCACTGAGGCGCAGACACGCACCAAGAAGGCAGCGGAGCGCCTGGACCGCATGACGACCGCGCCGCGCAAGGCGAAATCGCGCGCCGCGAGGTCGAACCTCATATTCCAGCGCCAGATCAACTTGGCGCGCTCGGGAGCGCCGAGCACGCTCGGGGAGAGGGGAGAGGAGGCCGTATCGGTCTTCTACGCGGCAACGCGCCGTTTCTGGCGCGGCAGGGATCCCAAGGAACGCAACAGGCTGATCATGGAGGGTTTGGGCGTCACGTCGCTCGCCGAGGCCTACGACCGCGTTATCGGGGCCAACAGGAAGGCGCTCGACAGCCTGGTATCGTCCGGCGCTCAGACGTCGCTCGTCGAGGGGCTGACCTCCGAGAACGAGGCCTTCTATGGCGAAGTCGATTTCGATGCGGAGCTGACCGGCTCGGCGGTATGGGCGTCAAAGATCGTTATGTTCGGATAGGAAAAAAGGTGCGGGGATGGGATTCAAGTCGAGGGGGCCGGAGTTTCGGGTAGCGGCTAGCTACGATACCGAGACGTGCAACATATGCACCGACCGCGCCGCGAACACGTGGCGCGCATACCCGGTGCTCTTCATCGTGAACGACCTGCGCGGGTGCGACCTGCGCGCCTATGAGCCCGGCGCGGGCCGTATCGACTTCTATCGCCACGAGGCCGAGATGCAAGATTGTATCGACGAATATATCGCATGGGGCGAGCGCGAGCATTGCATCCCGATCGTCTGCGCCTACAACCTCATGTTCGACCTGCAGCCGCTCATGCACGATCTCAACGAGCGCTGGGATATGGAAGTGTCCGCGCAGAGCGCCACGAGCGCCTATACCGTGGACATCGTGCGCGACGGCACGGTAAAGCTCCGTTTCTGGGACACCTTCTATCTGGAGATGCGCGGCCTTGCCAAGATGGGCGAGGCCGCAGGCCTTCCCAAGGCCACCGGTGACTGGGATTACTCCAAGATCCGTACGCCCGAGACGCCGCTCACCGAGGATGAATATTTCTACGCGGGTCGCGACACCGAGGTCATCCCCGCATATCTGCGATACCTTCTCGAGTCCAACGAGTGGCTTCGCGCCGAATGGCTCGGCGTGCGCGTGCTGACCAAGACGTCGCTCGTGCGCCAGGCGGGAAAGATGGAGACGGGACGCTTACGTATTCCCAGGGCGAAGGGTAGGCCAATCTCGGTGCAGGCCGCTTTCGAGCGCATGTGCGCCGAGGAGCTCGCGCCGACCTATGCGCAATACGCGCTGCGCAAGGCCTGTTTCCGGGGAGGCTTCACGCTCACGAGCGCGCGCTATTCCGGCATCGTGCAATCAAACGTCTACTCGATCGACGAGACGTCCGCGCACCACGCCTACATAAACGGTCATATGTGCCCGGTTCATTTTCGCGGCCTGCTGCCCCCTGTCTTACAGTCCATGGCCGAGAACGTGTGCGCAACCGGCCTCGATGCGGCGATGCGCCACTGGGAGGAGCCGTTCGGGTGCGCTTTCCACGCCCAGATCCGATTTACGAACATGCGTTTGCGTGAGGGGAGCGCTTTCGAGTGCTGGGACATCGCGCTACTGTCCGAGGCGAAATTCAAGGCAAAGGGTCAGCTGGGCGATTGGGGCGGGCAGGCCGACCGCGACGGCGTGACCGCAGTGCGCAGCGCGGGATACGTAGATACCGCATACAACGGGCGTTTCGCATTCGGAAAGCTGGTCTGCGCAGACTCCGCGATCGTCAACGTGTCCGAGCTGGAGCTGTGGTGCATGAGCCGGGTATATGCCTGGGATGGGATGGAGGTAATTTTGGGGGAGGGAACCATGTCATTTGTAAAGCCGCCCGATTACGTGACGTTACTGTCCAATCTGTTCTACGCTAGAAAGAACGCGTGCAAGCAGATCTTGAAAACCTATGAGACCGGCACGCCGTACGCGCCGGACATTCCCGAGACGATTCCCGAGGGCATCGCCGCGCGCATCCGCTCGGGCGAGATGGAGCGTGCCGATCTCGAGGCGTACTACAACTCGACCGTCAAGGGCATGTTCAACAGCATTTACGGCATGGAGGCGCAAGACGTCTTCAAGCCCGGCTACAAGGTCGAGGGCGGTGAGATCTCGGTCGACCGCTCGACCGTCGTGTCGCGCGAGACCTATGAGGCGCATTACGAGGACGCGAAAAACAAGCTCGTGCTCTATCCGTACGGCCTGCGTATCGTGGGAGGCTCCCGCATGGCGATCGTGGCCGCGATCGAGATCATATACCGCACGCTCGGCGAGCGCGTGCGCGTGCTGGGCGGAGACACCGACTCACTCAAGATCTCGTGCGATACGGACGTCACTGCGAACGACCTCATGGATGCGCTCGCGCCCTTCCACAGGGGCGTCAAGGCCTCCATAGACTCGTGCATGGCGCGCATCCGCGCCAACTTCCCCGGCTACGCCTCGACGCTCGCGGGCGTCGGGACGTTCGAGGTCGAGGGAGAGGCCTACCCGCTCCATATGGACGCGTGGAACAAGGCGCGCGTGAGCTGGGACGGGGCCCACGCGCATATCACGTGCGCGGGGCTGTCGCGCCCGACGGGTATGTACCATATAGAGAACTGGATCGACGACATGAGCGCGCGCTACGGTTTCGCCGAGGTCGCGCCGCGCGTGCTGGGATGGGGCGTGCGCGTGTCGCAGAGCGTGTGCCACGCGCTCGAGCACTACCGCCCGGCATCCGCCGACGTGCTGGACATGGACGTGACCGACTATCTCGGCGAGACTGCGCACGTGAGCACGCATGAGTCGATAGCGCTCTACGCATCAGATCGCGTGCTCGGCGATTCGGAAAAGGGCGGCAACGCGCGCACGGTGGCGTATATGCGCGAGCGCTACGGGCGCGAGGTGGACACGACCGAGCGCACTGTCGACTACGACGGCGAGCGCGCGAGCTACACTTATCTGGATGATGAAGGAAACGAGATCGAATGGTAGACCTGAACGACGGCATACACTACAACTGGGAGAAGACTTTAAGCTATAACGCCGATATCACGATGGTCGTCGGCGCGCCGAACAAGGGCAAGACCTACGGCCTTCGCGCCTACGCGCTCAACGCCGCGATAAAGCGCGGCGAGCGTTTCGTCGAGGTGTGCCGGACGCTCGACGAGCGCGACAGCGTGAAAAGGGGATATTTCGATAAACTGGTCGCGACCGACGAGGAGTTTGCGAAATACGAATATAAGTGTGAAAACAACGAATTCAAGTACCGACCCTCCGGTGCCGAGAAGGGCACGCCGTGGAAGGTCTGCGGATACGTCGTCGGATACGCGGAGATGCAGGGCACCAAGAAGAGGACGTTTACCGACGTCAAGAACATCATCTTCGACGAGGCAATCATCGAGAATATCGACGCGAGTCACACCTATAAGCGCAACGAGTGGAACATGCTCGCGCGTATCATCGACTCGTGCGTGCGCGAGGACCCCTACGACGGGCACCGCATCAAGCCCCACGTCTTCCTGCTCGGCAACGCCGTCGACCTGCTGAACCCCTATTTCGCGACGATCGGCGTAAAGGGCGTGCCGAGGTTCGGCTATACGTGGTATCTCGACAAGATGGTCCTGCTCCATTATGTCGAGCCGGACGAGCACGACCTATACCGCATGGACAACACGTTGGCCGGTCGTATGGGCCAGGTGACGGGATACACGAAAGCGACCTACGCCAACGACTTTGCAGAGGACGACCGATACATCGCAAAGAAGCCCCCGCGCGCCAAGTACGTCATGGGATGCGTTCATATGGGTGACGAGTACGGCATTTGGATTGACATGAGTGAGGGATACTATTACATCACCGGCAAGATTCCCAAGAACGCCGAGCCGGTATTCGCGCTCACGAGGCGCGACAACACGCCGAACCGCATCGCCGCACAGCGCGCCGTGAAGACCCTGCGCGTCATCATCCAGATGTATTACGAGGGCAGCGTGCTCTTCGACTCGGTGAAGGTGCGCGAGGGTTTCCTGGACGCGATGTCGCTCTATGGCGTAAAATGACCGCGACGCCCGCGACGACTCGCGCGGCAGGCGGCGAGTAGGGACGATTCGGGGCAGCTACACCGTTCGGTCGGTGCCCGAACCCCGCACGCTCGGCGGCGTGTTTCAGCCGCACGCGTAAAGTTTCGCAAGGCGTTATATAATGGGCGCGATGCGCAGGCGAGAGCCCGTTTGCATCGCGCCCTATTTTTATAGCTACGGAAAGGAGCTGACATGGACGAGGACAAGAAGCCCGAGACCGAGGACGAGCGGGAGATCGAGGACGAGACCGGCGCGTCCGGCGAGGAGGCGCACCGCATCGGCGAGTTCGACGACCTGCGCGACCGTCTGGAGCGCATCGAGAACACGCTCGGTGCCATCACCGAGACGCTCGAGGCGATGCGCACGACCGCGGCCGCTATCGACATCGACAACGGAGCGGACGTGGTGGACGCCGACGGTGACGGTGACGCCGACATCATCGCCGACGACAACGACGAAATCGAGATTCCAGATTACGACGACATGGATCTTGACCTTTAAGGAGTGTAATAGATGGCAACTAACAACACCACGATCGCGGGCCGCGTCTACCTGTCCGCGACCAACGATTTTCAGCAGCGCGTGCCCGATCCGACCGTCTCGGGCATCGACGCAACGAGCAAGTTCCTGTTCAAGCCGAATAACGGGCGATACCTCAACGAGTTCATCGACGCGTACGTGAACCGCATCGGCGATCAGATCATTCACAACAAGGAGTGGGAGAACCCCCTGCGCGTCTTCAAGGGCGCGGCGATGCGCTACGGTTTCAGCATCCAGGAGTCCGCTTTCAAGTGGATCAAGGCGCATACCTACAAGGTCGACGACGCCGTGCTCGAGAAGGTGAACGCGCCCGAGGCCGCAGTGTGGTACCACAGCGTCAACCGCAAGGACCGTTACGACATCTCACTCGCGAATCCCGACCTGCGCCAGGCATTCCTGGACGAGTACGGCCTGAACCGCCTCATCGACGCAGTGCTGACCGTTCCGCGCAACTCGGACAACTACGACGAGTACCTTTGCATGCTCAACCTGATTGCATACTACGAGCACAACTGGGGATTCTTCAAGCACCACGTGAGCGGAGTGCCGACCGACGAGACAACCGGCAAGGAGTTCCTCAAGGCCGTGCGCGCCTACGCGAGCAAGCTCGAGTTCCCGACCGCGCTCTACTCGCCTGTGTCCGCCGAGTACGGTATCCCCGTGTTCGCTAAGCCCGACGAGCTCGTGCTTCTCATCACCGCCGACGCCATGGCATCGGTCGACGTCGACACGCTCGCGGGTATCTTCAACCTCGACAAGGCTGACATCAAGTACCGTACCGTCGTCGTCCCGGACCTCCCCGTGCCGAACGCCTTCGCGCTCCTCACGACGGACGCCTTTTTCGTGTGCCAGGACGTCATATATGCCAACGAGTCTTTCTACAACCCCGCGACGCTCAACACTAACTACTACCTCCACCATTGGGAAATCGTGTCGGCTTCGCCGTTCGTCCCCGCGATCCTGTTCACCACGGACGACGCGACCGACATCCCCACGCTGACCCAGAACGTGACCGGCGTCGAGATCACTGCGGCCTCCGCGAAGCTCAAGCCGGGCGAGACCACGCAGATGACCGTCAAGCTCGTCGGCACCGTCACGGCCAACGACCTCGGCACCGTCACGGCCAACGACCTCGGTATCGATGTCGAGCCGAACGCCGTGACCTGGAGCGTGAGCGCCGAGACCGCTGCCGCAGACGGTGCTCCCATCGCGCTCAATACCGCGACGCGCGTCGACCGCCTGGGCGTGCTCCACGTCCAGAAGTCCGGCCTCAAGGCCGGTAACGTCCTCAACGTGACCGGTACGACGTCTTACGTCAACCCCTCCGGCGCGACCACGCCCTATACAAAAACCGTGCCCATCACGATCGCCTAGCCTATAATCGTCAGTGCAAGGCGCAGCGCCCCCGCTCATGCGTGAGCGGGGGCGCTTTTCTTTTAGGAGGTAATATATGAGCGATTTCCCGAACCTCGATAACGTCGATGTGTACCGCTACGACAACACGCTCGACTATTCCCGATTCAAGCCGACCGCCCGGCTCAAGATGTGCAACGTCCCATGGTGCGGGGACTACGACAACGTGGTGAAGTTCGACGACGACGCCGCGCGCGATGCGTGGTTCGACGCGCTCGAGGGCGAGACCGTCAACCTCGATACCATGTTCAACATCAAGCCCGACGGCGCATCCAAGGTGCCGGTGCCGGTGACCTCGGCACAAGGGTATAACTACCTCGTCGTGGACCTCCCGCGCATGACGAGCGACGCGCAGCCGCTCGCGTACGCCGCAGGCGATCGCAAGCGCCGCTATTGCTATTTCATCCAGGACGCGCAGCAGCTCTCCCCCAACTCGACGCGCCTGATCCTAACACTCGACGTATGGACGACGTATATCAACGATATGCAATTCGACTATGTGCTGCTCGAGCGCGGGCACGCCCCGGTGGCCGCGTCGAGCGTCTCCGACTATCTCGCGAACCCCCGCGACAACAGCGCCTACCTGCTCTCCGATGATGTCAACACCGGTGGCGAGCCGTTCGTCGAGCGCGCGCGTGCCGTCAAGAACTACAGCGCCGAGACGCAGCGCGCATGTATCGCGACATACGCCGACCTCCTAGGAGACCTCGGAACCGCGTCCGCTCCAAAAGTACCCGCTATCTCCGAGCCAAGCACCTCCGGCGTACTCGCGCCGCGCGTGTACTCGGTTGCCGTAGGTGACCTCCAGCTGTTCCTGCGCGCGCTCGAGTCCAACGCGCCCTGGATGAAATCAACCGTGCTCGGCGTGTTCTTCGCGCCGTCCGACCTGCTCACGCAGAACGCGCCGTTCTCTCTTTGGGGCATATCGGTAACGATTCTTGACGCCGTCCAGAAGATCGAGCCGTTCATGCAGCCAGGTGTGGCGGATTTCGGCTACCCCGGTGAGGCCGCAGGATTCGCCAAGCTCTACACATACCCCTACGCCGCGATCCGAATCGGTGACGAGCGCGGGCAGACCTCGACGGTGCGAATCGAGGACCTCGGCGCGAACGGCATCCAGCTCGCGAGCGCCGTGAACCTCGTCATGCCCTATATCTCGATCGACGCGCGCCTGCTCGGTATCGCCGGCGCGACCGATTCGCTCACGTTCCAGACAATCGAGGGCCGTACGTACAGCTACGGAGGCGCGTGGGGAGAATACCTAAAGAGCTGGAACCTTCCCGTGATGCAGGTGAGCCAGAGCGCCGCGAGCCGCGCGGCCTACACGACTGTATACAACCGTGCGCACGCGAGGCTCGCGGCCGACAACGCGCTCGCGTCGTCGCTCGCTTCCAACGCGACCGCCTACGCGAACGTCGACAACTCGGCGAAGAACGTGACCGATAACAACACCGTCAACACCGGGGCGAACACCGCAGTCACGGCGAACGCAAACGACTGGGCGTTGACCGGAGCCGCAGCCTCTAACCAAAAGCTCAAGAGTGATTGCGATGCGGATAATGAAACCTCTACCGAAATGACAGGGGTGCAAAACGAAGTCATCTCGATCACGACTGCAAACAACAACGCGTCCGCAATTGCGAGCACGTTGGGATCGGTCGTAACCGGTGGCATCACTGGAGGCGCGGACGTCGAGAATGCGGCGATCGGGGGAGTTGCGGACCTCGCGGTATCAATCCCCACCGCTAACGCCGCTGCGGCGATCTCGCAAACGAGCAATTCCCTGGCTGCGACCTTGGCACAGACGAACGCAATCAAAAAAACCAATAATGCAGCCAAATTTACAGCCGAAACATGGAGAATCCAGAATAATGCGAGCAACACCGCGACCACGCTGCGCAACGAGGCGAGCACCAAGGTAGCGAACAACAACGCGGGCGTCATGCGCACCAACGCGGGCAACACCAAGACCACCGGGGACGCGAATGCGAACCGCGCCTACGCGACCGCAATCGACGCGATCTCGGCGGGCCTCAACCAGGCGGGGGTCGCGGCCCCCGCGCAATTCGGCGCGAATGCGAACGGGCAGTCGAGCGCGACCGCGCCCCGCTCCCTGTTCGCCCAGGTCGTCACGCAGCGCGAATGCGACATCATGAACGCGGCCTCGGCATTCGCCCGCTACGGATATGCACTCATGCGGGAGTTCAGTATGGAGCGCATGCAGGTCATGCGCCATTTCACTTATTGGAAGTGTTCCGAGGTATGGTGCAGCGGCAACGGCAACGCGCTCGAGTCCGCACAGGGCGCGATCAAGGATATACTTATCAGAGGCGTGACCGTTTGGAGCAAACCCGAGGAAATCGGTCGCGTGAGTATCTACGACAACCTGTAAAGGAGGGGGCCATGGCAGACATTGACCTTAACGCACTTCTCAAGGCCGAGACCTATCAGGGCATGACCGACGAGGAGATTAACGCGATCATCGACTACAAAGTCGAGCGCGCCAAAATCCATGCGACCATCAGCAAGGACATGGAGACGCACCAAGCGATCATGAAAGAGCTCATGACCGCTCAATCCAAATCCAGCGCGGAAGTGCTCGCTTCGTTCAAGACGGCAATCGACACGCCGACGATCTATAAGGAGGTGAACGCATGAGCAATGGACGCAGGGGCTACAAGCAGCACCGCAACAAGTACCGCCCCGGGTCGCAACCGACTTACTGGCAGACCGAGGCATACAATCAGCAGCTCTTCACCATGTTCCAGAACGACCTAATCGAGCTGGCGCTGTCGCGTTTCCGCTGGCTCAACCTCCCCGAGACCTGCAACGAGCGCTTTCTGGAGTGGACGCTGCTCACAGAGGGCGCTGCGACGCTCGCGTACCCGAATGCGGGCACGACGCTGCTGTCACTGCGCGCCGTGCAGCAGGGCGCTCCGAACATGTACGACGAGCCGCGCGCGTGGCGCGCGATGGGCATCACCGGCAAGACCGACTTCATGTGCAATTGGGACAATGCCGTCTGGGTCTGGGAGAACCGCACGCGCTACCCCCTGCTCGTGAAGATTAACATCTGGGCGCGTGAGCTGACCGACATCATGCGCACGAAGCAGATCAACCGGTTCCATATGCGCATGCCGTTCGTCATCAAGAGCAACCAGGACCGGACTTTCGATGTCCAGAACTTCTACAAGGCAATCGCGAACGGCGAGCCGTTCGTTTTGGCATACGACAATTTCCAGGACATCCAGACGGATGCGACCATGCCAGAGCGCTCCAAGGAGTATATCGGAGATAAGCTCCAGCAGGAATGGGCCAACACGTGGGATGCTATCTACCGCGAGCTGGGTATCGACTCCATGCCATTCAAAGAGGAGCGCATGATCGAGGACGAGGTGAACTCGACGATGCAGCCGACCGAGCTCGCGCGGATGTCCCCGCTCAACACGCGCCGCGCCGCGTGCGACAAACTGAACGAGCGTTTCGGCAACCGCCTGGGCGCGCCCGTCACCGTCGTATGGGCGCGCGACAACCTGTCCAGCAACTACGACATCTCGCACCGCTACGACACGATGCTCGAGAGGGGGTAGGCATATGTTCGATTTTCCAGAGGTGAACACAGACGAGCGCTACGACTATATGACGATCACGCTAGGCGAGTGGCACGAGCTGGGCTTCTATAAGCCGCTCGATGATGAGTCGTGGCGCTTCGACGCCTACAGCGACGAGCAGTACACGCGACTCTGCACCAAGTTCCTCAACCGCTTCTATGACCGCGAGGTATCTATCACGGTACCGAGCAGGTGGAAACGCGCGTATCTTCGCAAGCTCAACGAGATCATGCCCAAGTACAAACTGCTATACGCTCGCGTCGAGCAAGGGCTTAATCCCCTCCAGGAATCGCGCGGCCGCGAGAAGTCACGCGACATCTTCTCGGACTTCCCCGAGACGATGCTATCCGGTAACTCCGATTATGCGAGTACCGGAAACGACCGCGAGGCCGACACGATGCACGAGGGCGGTGCGACCGATAAAGCCGTGCAATTCGCGCGCGAATATCAGGACGTGGATGCTATGATTCTCGATGAGCTCGAGCACGTCCTGTTCACCTCGATACTCACACCGACCGTCCCGCTTTGGTAAGGAGGTGAAGCGAATGTTTACACCGCTTCCGTTTTTCAATCCTTGGATGTTGACGAACCCGACACTCCCAAAGATGTATTGGGAGGTCAAGAGTCCCGAACAGCTGATCGCGAACCTTTATTGCATCATCGACGCCATCAAGGACCCTCTAAACGATACGATTGAGCTTTCCAACAAGAACGCTGAGGCAATCGAGAAGATCGAGAATGTCATCGAGTCCATCAAGAACGGAATGTACTACGACAAGTACATCGACGGCCTTGCGAAATGGATTGACGCGAACCTGCAACAGCTCGTCGCACGTCAATCCAAGTTCGTATTCCCCACGTTCTACCAGGAACCCGATACCGGGTGCTGGAGATACGCGCTCGTCGTCCCGCAGGGCTGGGAACATCTCGTGTTCGACTGGATTTTCGACGAACGCGATAACACCTACCATATCCGCATCAAGTATTAGATTAAGGAGCACCTATGCCTAACGTATCATCTTTCGGCGCGCAGACCGATAACTCGGTCGTACAGGGCACCGTGACGGACCGCGCTATGGTCATTCCCGACGTTCCCCCGCAGGGACTTATGAGCGTGGGGCCGAGAGTTACGCCAAACTTCGTGAAGCCGCGCGAGTGGAACGATCAGACGACATATCATTTTTTCGACGCTGTAAAAGACGGAAACGGCAACGCTTATATTGCAACCAAGCCCGTTGTCCCCGCTGGAACGCAGCTTTCCGATGAAAATTATTGGTTCTTGTGGGCAGACCCTGACACGCGAATTGACGAGCTAAACGAGATTGTAAAAACTTACAATCAGCGCATCACGCAGAACACAGACGGCATCGCGAAAAACAAAACCGACATCACGAAAAACACAAACGACATCACGAAAAACACAAACGACATCACGAAAAACACAAACGACATCACGAAAAACACAAACGACATCACGAAAAACACAAAAGACATCGCGAAAAACATATTCGATATAGCAAACATTAACGATACGCTTAACGCGATTACACCACTCGACGCAGTACCGACTATGAACAGCGACAAGGGCGTTACGTCTGACGGCGTATACAAATCGTTGCATGCAGCCGTAAAGAGCACGCGCAGACATATCGTGGTTATCGGTGACTCATGGGTAATGACTGACCCGAACGACACCACAAAGCCGTATTATTCGCACTGGCTCACCTTATTCAAGAACCGCTACCCCGAAAATGTTTTCTTC